TCCAAGTAAGCAATTTGTTGCCAAGAATCCAGGATCTTGGGCAAATGGGATTAAAGTTTCTTATATTGATTCATTTGGCGATCAAATTATTGCTGGAATTGTAACAAATACTCCAGGATCTTCAGTAGTTGTTGGATACGGAATTACCCAGTGGGCAAATAACAGAAAATTACCAACAGCAACTGGAATTACAACCCTAACGGGATATATGAAGGGTGTTGTTACTGAAGTTGGTGTAGGTCAACTCACGGTAAAAGTTCTGAGTTATGTCTCCCAAGATCAAACAACTGAAACTGCCGTTGAATATCAACCAAATGGAGCTTATTATTTCCAAGAGAATCTGTTAGCACATTTTGTTAATAGCAGCGGTTCAGGAATACACGACGATGTAGTTGAAACACAAGATGATTGGTTTGACTCACAATACATTACCTTAGCAGACAATTCCAAACTTTATTGGAATACTATTGCAGATAGACCAACAACTTCTGCTTACGCTGCGGACAGGAACTCAAGATTTGATGAGATGCACGTAGTAGTAATTGATGATACTGGATCAGTTACTGGGAATGCTGGAACAATTTTGGAGAAGCATTTATCACTTTCAAAAGCAAAGGATGCCGAGTTTTCAGTTGGCGCTCCATCTTATTGGAGAAAATATCTCTCAACCAATTCAAATTTTGTTTTTGGAGGTTCAGAACCATCTGGAACAGTCAAAACTGGATTTAAAGTAAATGTAAATCCATCGACTGATTTTGTTGTAGTATCAGATTCTGGTTGGGATCAAAATGCTAAAGACATTATTTTCAATGGTTCTGGAGCAAAAACATCTGCTTTAACTCGCGGAACAAATTATGGTGGAAAATCTAACCTCACAACTAGTGGTGCATTAACTTCAGGTATAGACGATATTGTTGGTGGATACACATTATTTGAAAATACTGAAAAATATAAAATTGACTTCATCCTAATGGGTTCTGCAAATTATAATAAAGAATCTGCACAATACTTGGCAAATAAAATTATTCAAGTTGCTGAGACAAGAAAGGATGCAGTTGCATTTGTTTCACCATATAGACAAGCATTCTTGAATGATTCTTCGGTAGGAACAGTAACAGTAAGTTCGGACGATGCAATTACTGATAATGTAATATCTTTCTATGCACCGATCACGTCAACAACTTATGGAATTTTTGATAGTGGATACAAATACACTTATGACAGATTTAATGATACTTTCCGTTATATCCCATTAAATGGAGATATTGCAGGATGTTGTGCAAGAAATGATGCAAATCAGTTCCCATGGTTCTCACCTGCTGGAACTGCTAGAGGAACAATTCTCAATGCAGTTAAACTTGCATATAATCCAGATAAGGTACAAAGAGATCGTCTTTATTCTGCCAGAATTAATCCAGTCATTTTCTCACCTGGTGCTGGTATTGTTCTATTTGGTGATAAAACTGGATATGGAAAATCATCAGCATTTGATCGCATTAACGTTCGTAGACTCTTCATCTACTTGGAAAATGCAATTTCCTTTGCTGCTAAAGATCAACTCTTCGAATTCAACGATGAAATTACAAGAACAAACTTTGTAAATATTGTTGAACCTTTCCTCCGTGATGTACAATCCAAGAGAGGTATTTATGATTATGTTGTTATTTGTGATGAAACAAATAATACTGCTGCAGTTATTGATAATAATGAATTTGTTGCTGACATTTATATTAAACCTGCAAGATCAATCAACTTCATTGGTCTAACCTTTGTAGCCACCAGAACTGGTGTTTCTTTTGACGAAGTAATCGGAAAAGTTTAATTCATTTAGAGGTTAAAAACTATGGCAACTTACAACCAACTTAATCCACCCCCATTAAGGAAGATTACAGACTTCAAGAGTAAGCTCACTGGTGGTGGTGCTCGCTCTAATCTCTTTGAAGTTGTTCTTTCTTTTCCAGATGCAGCGAATCCAGGATCTACAGTTTTGGATAAGGCAAGATTTTTAGTTAAAGCTGCAAATCTTCCAGCATCTAATATTGCTCCAATTGAAGTTCCTTTTAGAGGAAGAATGCTCAAAATTGCGGGTGATCGCTCATTTGATACTTGGACTGTTACCGTCATCAACGATACTGATTTTGCTATTCGTTCTGCTTTTGAAAAGTGGATGAATACAATTAACAGAGTATCTGATAACACAGGTTTAACAGATCCTTCTACATATCAAGCAGATGCATTTGTTTATCAATTGGATCGTACTGGCGAAACATTAAGAGCATACCATTTTTATGATTTATTCCCAACTCAGGTTGCACCAATTGAGCTTTCTTATGATGCTCAAGGTATTCAGGAATTTACTGTTGAAATGCAGGTACTCTGGTGGGAAGCAGTTAAAGGTAATGCTGCTGCAGCTGGTGGCGAAGATATCAACTAAATATAATATAATAACAGTTTAAACTTTATAATATGGCAAAACTTTTTGGTTTTTCTATTGAGGATAAGGAAAAAAAATCACCTGGCATTGTCTCCCCCGTTCCTCAAACTAATGAGGACGGGGTTGATAATTATATTGCCAGTGGATTTTATGGTCAATATCTAGATATTGAAGGTGTTTATAGATCAGAGCACGATTTAATTAAAAGATATCGTGAAATGGCATTGCATCCAGAATGCGATGGTGCCATTGAAGATGTTGTAAATGAGGCAATCGTTAGTGATCTTTACGATTCGCCTGTAGAAATTGATCTTTCAAATTTGAATGCCAGTGATAGTTTAAAAAAGGCAATTAGGAATGAATTTAAATATATTAAAGAGATCATGGATTTTGATAAGAAATGCCATGAGATGTTTAGAAATTGGTACGTGGATGGACGTCTTTATTATCTGAAAGTTATTGACCTCAAAAATCCACAAGATGGGATCAAAGAGTTAAGATATATTGATCCAATGAAGATGAGATTTGTTCGCCAAGAAAAGAAGACGAATAAGAAAAATCATCAAATTAATTATGCGAGGTCAGAAGAAAGCCAAAAGGTTTTTACTCCCGATATTGAAGAATACTTTTTATACACACCAACACCAAATTATCCAACTGGAATGATTTCTGGTGCAGGTGGGCAAAAACCAATTAAGATCGCAAAAGACACAATTACATATTGTAGTTCTGGACTTGTAGATAGAAATAAGGGAACCGTTCTTTCATATCTTCATAAAGCAATTAAAGCACTCAATCAACTTCGTATGATTGAGGATTCTCTTGTAATTTACAGATTATCTCGTGCCCCAGAACGTAGAATTTTCTATATTGATGTTGGTAACTTACCCAAAGTCAAAGCAGAACAATATCTACGTGAGGTAATGAATCGCTATAGAAATAAACTTGTTTATGATGCGGGAACTGGAGAAGTTCGTGATGATCGCAAGTTTATGTCTATGATGGAAGATTTTTGGCTTCCAAGAAGAGAAGGTGGTCGTGGCACAGAAATTACGACTCTTCCAGGCGGTCAAAATCTTGGAGAACTTGCTGATATTGAATATTTCCAAAAGAAACTTTATAGGGCACTAGGCGTCCCAGAATCAAGAATTGCAAATGATGGTGGTTTTAATTTAGGACGTTCATCAGAAATTCTAAGAGATGAACTTAAATTTTCCAAATTTGTAGGTCGTCTGAGAAAGCGTTTTTCAAATTTATTTAATGATATACTTCGTACTCAGTTAATTTTGAAAAATATTGTTTCACCAGAAGATTGGGAAACCATCAGTGATCATATTCAATATGATTTTCTATATGATAATCAGTTTGCGGAACTTAAAGAATCTGAATTAGTTAATAATAGATTGGCAACCCTAGCAACTATTGAACCTTATATTGGTAAGTATTATTCTACTGAATATGTAAGAAAAAGAATTCTTCGTCAAACTGATTCCGAAATTATTGATATTGATGAACAAATTGAAGATGAAATTAAAAAAGGCATTATTCCAGATCCTTCACAAATAGACCCAATTACTGGACAACCATTGCCTCCTGCGGGAAGTGATCAACAAACTGTGGGTATGGGCGAAGTTCCACAAGAACCAGATATGAATCAAGATGTTAATGCTATGACTGATGTTGCAGCAGCACCATCAACGAAAGATTCCAAAAAGGCAGAGATATAAATAAAGTATAATCATATATACAATTTTTATGGAAGAACTTATCGATTTGATTGCAACTGATTCTTCTGCATCTGATGTTAGCGATAAAATTAAAGAACTTTTATATGCTAAGGCAGCAGAAAGAGTTGATTCTGCAAGACCACTTGTAGCATCATCAATGTTTGGTAATGGTGAAGAAGAATACACTCAGGACGAGGAATAATGGCAACAAAAATTATTCAAGATACTGTTATTCCAAGACTAGCTCCAGCAGCTGGTATTGCTGCAACAACAGTTCCAATTTCTCTTAGAAGTGGTTATTTACGAGTAACTATTGGATCAACCACTGGTAGTTCTGGTGGATATGTTTCAATTGGAACAAATCCAGTAGTAACTCAAGATTCTTATCATATCACATCATATAGTGTTGATATTTTGAAAGAGAGTATGAAGAGGCAGCATATTACTGGAATTACTACTGGTCAAAGAACAACGGTATATTTTGGTCAAAATTTGGGCAATTTCTTTGAACCTACCGATTATGTAACTATTGAAGGTGCCGCAACTACTGGAATTAATACCACTCACAATTCAATCTATTCGTTAGATTATCAATCAGTTACTCTCAATTTTGATAGTAGAGCATTCGCAGCACCAGATATTAGTGGTGCAACATTATGTAGAAGTGTGAAAATTGCTTGTCTCACTATGGAACCAGACACATTTTTCAACTTTGCAGAAGTTGTCACACTAGTATCCGAATAAGAAAATGAAACTAATCACAGAAGAAGTATCACAAGTTAAGTTTATCACCGAAGGTAAGGGTGCTGAAAAGAAAATGTATATTGAAGGTGTTTTCCTTCAAGGTGATATCTGCAATCGCAATGGCAGAATGTATCCAATGCAAACTCTTGCTCGTGAAGTAAATCGTTATAATGAAGCATTTGTTCAGAAGGGACGTGCTCTTGGGGAACTCGGTCACCCTGATGGTCCTACTGTCAATCTTGATCGTGTTTCCCATAAGATTGTTTCTCTCGAACAAAAGGGAAGCAATTTTATCGGTAAGGCACAACTCCTAGAAACACCAATGGGTAAGATTGCAAAATCTCTGATTGGCGAAGGAGTTATGCTGGGTGTTTCTTCTCGTGGTGTTGGTTCACTAAAGATGACCAATGAAGGTCATAAAATTGTTGGTGAAGATTTTATGCTTGCAACTGCAG